AACACATTAGTAGATGTGCATGTCCTACTGGAATTCCGCAGCTTGACAAGAAAGACATATTAAATGGCGGACTTGGTCGAGGTGAGATCGGAGTTGTGACAGCCAATACGGGTGTCGGGAAAAGTCACTTCCTTGTTAGTGTGGGCGCTGAAGCTTTGCGACGAGGAAAGAATGTTGTCCATTACACATTTGAGCTTTCAGAAACTGCTGTTGGCCTAAGATATGATTCTAACTTTTGTGATATTCCAAGTAACGAAGTTGTTGATAGAAAGGATGAAGTTCTTAAAAAATATGAAGACATGGATCTTGGAAGATTAATTATCAAAGAGTACCCGACAGGATCAGCAACTGTAATGATGATAAGAAATCACATGGAAAAGCTATCCCTAAAGGGCTTTGTTCCAAGCTTGATCATAATTGACTATGCTGATATCATGAGGTCTTCTAGGAAGTATGATTCACTTAGGCATGAGCTTAAGTTGATCTACGAAGAGCTAAGAAACTTAGCAATGGACATGAACATTCCAATATGGACTGCCTCCCAAGCTAATAGAGATTCAGCCAACTCAGACATTGTCGGTCTAGAGAATATGTCAGAAGCTTATGGAAAAGCTATGGTTGCAGACGTCGTTGTCTCTCTTTCTAGAAAGCCAACAGAAAAGTCAAGTGGTCTTGGAAGAATATTTATTGCAAAAAATAGGGCCGGAAGAGATGGTGTTTTATTTCCAATGAGAATGGACACTGCTAGGTCAAAAATCCTTGTTGTTGACAATGATGATGAGATGACCCTAAGTGAGGCTCTAAGGTCAGATAATAATGACATGAAGACCATATTGAAGAATAAGTGGAAGGAGATTAACAGTCCTAGTTAGTCTGCTGTAATTTTAAAAATCTTGGAGAGATTAAGAATGCATAAATTTGAAGATGTAATTAGTTCTTCGACAGATTACTTTGATGGAGACGACCTGGCTGCGTCTGTATTTACCACAAAGTATGCCCTGTGTGACAGAAAGGGAAACTATCAAGAAAAGAACCCGGATGATATGCACAGACGCCTTGCAAGGGAGTTCTTTAGGATTGAATCAAAGTACCCAAACCCGCTATCAGAGGATGAAATCTACAATCTCTTCAGAAACTTTAGATATGTAGTCCCACAAGGTTCACCCATGGCGGGAATTGGAAACAACAATCAGATTCAATCTATTTCCAATTGCTTTGTAATTGAATCTCCTCGAGATTCATATGGGGGAATACTAAAATCAGACCAAGAGCTAGTTCAAATTGCCAAGCGTCGTGGCGGAGTAGGGTTTGATATATCTACCCTTCGACCAAAAGGCCTGCCTACAGGAAACGCTGCTAGAACTACAGACGGAATAGAAGTCTTTATGGAAAGATTTTCTAACTCTACTCGAGAAGTAGCCCAGGGAGGTCGAAGAGGCGCTTTGATGATAACAATATCTGTTCATCATCCACAAATTAGAGATTACATTAATATTAAGAGAGATAGGAAGAAAGTTACTGGTGCCAATATCTCAATTAGGCTTTCTGATGAGTTTTTAACAGCAGTTAAAAAGGGAGAAGATCTCCACCTAAGATTTCCAGTTGAAAAAGGTGCAGATCACGTTGTTGAGGATTGGGTTAGTGCTACAGAGATTTGGGATGAGATTATAGATGCAGCCCATGATTCAGCTGAGCCGGGATTGATTTTTTGGGATTCAGTGATTAGAAATTCACCTGCTGATGTCTATGATGCTGAAGGATACGGAACGACTTCAACAAACCCCTGTTCAGAGCTTCCCCTTGCACCCTATGATTCTTGTAGGCTAATGCTTGTTAATCTTATATCTTTTGTCGACGATCCCTTTGCAGAGTCAGCTGCTTTTGACTTTGAAAAATTTGGTGAATGTGCTGTCAAAGCTCAAAGACTAATGGATGACATGATCGACCTTGAGGTTGAACAAATAGATAAAATTCTAAGAAAGATCAAGCGTGATCCTGAGGCTAGTAGCGTTAAGAAGATTGAAAAAGATCTGTGGGAGACCATTAGAAAGAAAGCACTAAATGGAAGAAGGACAGGGTTGGGAGTTACAGCTGTCGGTGATACACTTGCTGCACTTGGAATAAGGTATGGAAGTGAAAAATCTATTAGTGTAGTTGAAGAAATATATAAGACACTTGCAATCTCTGCGTATAAGTCTTCTTGCATTATGGCTTCTGAAAGAGGTGCCTTTCCTATTCACGATCACACTAAGGAAGCTGGCCATCCATTCTTAGAGAGGATCTGGAATTCGTGCAACTTAACGAAGAAGATGAGCAAGCAGTCTGGCAGGAGGAATATTTCGATTTTAACGACCGCACCTGCTGGGTCTGTTTCAACTTTGACACAGACTTCAAGCGGAATTGAACCAGCATTTATGCTAAAGTATACAAGAAGAAGAAAGATCAGTCAGGTGACTGAGGGTGTCGAGGCTGACTTCATTGACGACTTGGGCGACTCGTGGAAGGAGTATGATGTATATCATCACGGATTCAAAAACTGGATGAATAAGACGGGTCTTTCCGAAATTGAAGACTCTCCGTATCACATGTCAACAGCCAGTGAAATTGATTGGAAGTCAAGAGTTAAGCTTCAAGCTGCAGCTCAAAGATGGATTGATCATGGAATATCCTCTACGATCAACCTGCCTAGTGATGTGACTGTCGATGAAGTAAAAAAGATTTATGAAGCAGGCTGGGAAATGGGCTGCAAGGGATTGACAGTATATAGGGATGGATGTAGAACAGGCGTTTTAATCGGTGAAGACAGAGAAGAAGATCAACCCTTCAAGACGCACGAGGCCCCCTTTAGGCCTTCAGAACTGGAGTGCTCAATACATCACGCAACCATCAAGGGTGAGGCGTGGACTATTCTAGTTGGACTAATGGGTGGAAGGCCTTATGAGGTCATGGGAGGTCTCCAGAAGTACATAGAGATCCCTAAAAAGTATAGAAAGGGAATTATCATTAAGCACCCGTATAAGACAAAAAATTCTAGATATGATCTCAGAATTGGAGGAAACGGAGATGAGATCCTCATAAAAGATATTGTCGACGTGTTTGACAATCCAAATCACGCTGGATTTACAAGAACTATCTCTCTTGCACTGCGACATGGTGCCCCTATTAATTATGTCGTTGAACAACTTCAAAAGGACAGAGAGATGGATATGTTTTCATTCTCTAGGGTGATTGCAAGAGTCCTAAAAACCTACATTCAAGATGGAACCTCTCCAGGAAAAAATGTTTGTGAAAGCTGTGATGCAGTGGATTCACTAAGATATCAAGAAGGCTGTGTGACCTGTATGTCTTGCGGCTGGTCAAAATGCTCTTAAAGGAATAGTATATACAATGAAATGGACGACTAAGATGTCTCCGCTTGTTAAGGAAGTGGAGTTGAGAAAAAATCCAGTGATAATTACTGTGAACAAGTTTGATGAAAAATCTGCAAAAGATTTTCAGCAGCAAGTAGCACAGGCACACAATACGGGCCAGAAGGTCATTCCTGTCGTTATTGACTCGTATGGCGGGCAAGTCTATAGCTTAATGTCCATGATCAGTGCTATAAGCCACTCAGAGCTTCCTGTAGCTACCATTGTGGAAGGAAAGGCGATGTCCTGCGGTGCTATACTATTTTCCTTTGGCGAGCAAGGGATGAGGTTTATGGATCCTGATGCTACTGTGATGATTCATGATGTTTCAAGCATGGCGTGGGGAAAGGTTGAAGAAGTTAAGGTTAGTGCGGAAGAGACAGACAGATTAAATCAAAAAGTATATTCAATGATGGCTCGCAATTGCGGAAAGAAGGATGATTACTTTTTAAAGATCGTACACAGAAAAGGTCATGCAGACTGGTTTCTAGATGCTACCGAGGCGAAAAAGCATGGAATGGCTAATCAGCTAAGAGTTCCTAAGTTCAACATCAACGTCTCAGTTGACATAGATTTTGAGTAAGATATGGATAAGGTATTTTATAATAGGTCTTCTGCATCAAATTTAGGATGGGATCCTAGCTGGTTCGGTTGTGATCACTTTGACGACACCCTAACTTCTGCTGTTAGAAAATGGCAAAGAGAGAATGGCCTAACTGCAGACGGGCTCGTCGGTCCCACTACATATAGAAGAATCTGGACAGAAAGAGAGTCTGAGATATCTAGCTTTAAACCGGCTGATAGGCGATTTGACTCTAATAGATGGATAGTCCATAATGGAAAATTTATTCCGATTGAGTGGAAAAAGGTTGTACTTTGGGATGAGCATGGAGGCCTTGGAACAAAGAAAGGAAATTATTATGACTACTCAGGCAAGCCCGAAAGAAATCCAACATTCTTTGTCAATCACTGGGATGTTTGCCTTTCATCAGAGTCGTGTGCAAATGTACTAAAGAGAAGAGGTGCCTCTGTTCACTTTTGTATCGATAATGATGGAACAATTTATCAATTACTAGACACTCAGCACGGTGCCTGGCACGCTGGTGGTCAAAAGTGGAATCAAAAGTCAATTGGAGTGGAGATATCAAATGCATATTATACAAAGTATCAAAGCTGGTATGAAAAAAATGGCCTGGGAGCTAGACCAGTTCTGGAGGATTCATGGACCCATGGGAACAAGCATAAGCCTCATCTCGGATTTTATCCAATACAGATTGAGGCGGCACGAGCATTGTGGAAGGCAGTCCACATCGGATACGGAATCCCACTAGCCTGTCCAATGAGAGGTGATGAGATGATAACAGGTGTGTCTTCAGAGGCAGCCAAGGGGAAATTTGAAGGATTTATCCACCACTATCATCTAACAAGGAGAAAGATTGACTGTGCAGGATTTGACTTAGAGTCAAATCTTCAAATAGTTAGACAGTCACCTATGTATTGTCTATAGCTTTGTGAGACGTAAAAGTGGAACTTGTATCAACGCACATCTGTAAGACACAAAATCTAGGTATGCATGGAAACCTGTTCGGAGGTGTAATGCTTTCTTGGCTTGATGAGGCTGGAGCTGCCTTCACAGCACAGGTTTGCGGAACACCAAAAATGGTTACTAAGTCAATTTCTGAAGTTGTCTTTCAGAAGCCCGTAAGGGCTGGTCAAATCATTAAGATATACGCTGATGTGCTAAGGATTGGAACTTCATCAATTACAATCAGACTTGAGGCACGAAGGCACAGCGTGTACAATGGATCTCAGAGAAATGTTGTCTCTGTAGACATGGTTTTTGTTAGAATAGATGGTGATGGTGAACCTGTTCCGATTAAGACAATTATGGCTGACTATCAGGGCAAAAGAGAGCAGAGGAAACAATAAGCTTTTTTAACAATAGCTTACAGAGACAGTACTTTTATGAAACGTCTGTGGTCTTTTTTGATAGCAGTTTGAGGTAAAAATGACAGCCATTAGAGTTACTGAATCTACCGGGTCTGTTGGGTCTATTCAAATTGCTGATGGGTCTGGTGGATTTCTATCTGGTACACTAAAGGCTGGCGACAATATCACAATATCTGATATGGGCTCCGGGTCTTTTGCAATATCAGCATCATTATCAGCAGGATCTACAATCGGTACCGCAGAAGATAGCGACTATACTGATGGTTTATTTTCTAGCTTTACCTCTTCAACATCAATAGGTACAGCCATTGATAAATTTAATGAAGTTCTTAAGGCTCTTGCACCTGATCCTGCCCCAGATTTAGATGATATAAGTTCTAAAAATACTGGAACAACTTCAATTCTTTCTTTTGGATCCAGCAACAACCAGGCTTCGGGATCTCCTGCGTATATTAGTGTTTCAACTTCTGCTGGACTTTCTGCTGTTGATGTAAACGGATCTTATACGGTAACGACTAGTAGCAACAATATACGTCTTGGAGTTTTTGATGGAGATACACATGTAAGTGGCGTACTAAACGCTGACGTAGGGTCTAACAGTCAGGGAAATAGCGTACAAAACTATCCTGAATTTTCTTTTGGAAATGGCGAAACAGGTGTTCTTCGACTTGAGGTCAATGGATCTACAATTAAGGAGATTGATCTAACTACTGCAATTATTGGATCCGGGACGTCTGGGCTTGGAACAGGCTCATACCTTGATGCAAACGGCTCAGGCTTTAATTTCTTTTCTACTGAGTCAACAGGAACACTTTCAAATGGAAACTCTTTTGCGTCCTTTAAGCATAGAACTGGTCAATTTGTCGTAGCATCGGGAAGTCAAAGGCGCGGGTGGAACTATGCTAGAGTTTCACATGTTATGACTGGGACAACTTCAAATACAAATTATGTTGAGTGGGTCAATGATGACAATGCCGATTCCCTGGCAGCCGCAGGAAATGAATTATCATTTGTAGGATCTGGTAGTATCCACCTATCTGGAATCGAATATTTTCAAAGCGGAACAGCAACGTATGCTGTCAGAGTCACAAACGCATACAAGTATGTTTATGATAATACTAATATAACTTTTACAACCTCAAACAGCGCCGCAGAGAGCTCAAGCCCTTCATTCTCAATAAGTGCACAGTCTAAGCCCTCGATAGGCGGAAGTGAAACACACGCAAAAGTTCTTCATATAACCGGATCAGGAGCTGTAACTTCAAATTACTTTATAAGCGGAGCACTAACAGCAGGCATCAACGTCACACATCCGCTCAAGTCCAATCTTTCAAATAGCGGTCAGGCATCCACTACTGGAATACTGATGTATAATTTATCCAATACATCAACAGGACAGTCAGAAACATTTAGAAGAGAAGACTACAGAATTATTAGCGGAGGATATAGCACACAGGCTTCTCTAGCTGACTCTGCAAATAATTGGGATTCTGAGAAGCACATAACTGCATCAAACGGAGGTCACAGTAACGGCCTACAGTTCTATAACTCTAGGCTTTATTCCCCAACCAGCACACTAAGGTCAGGTGACTTTAGGGACTCTTCGGAGAGTGGAAAGCTAGATAATTCTCCACCAGGAAATCCAAATTATTCTGGAGAATCTGGGCAGAGAACATTCTATAGATGGTTTAAAAATGAAACTGGATCGACAAAGTATGATCTAACGATCGCAATTAACGGATCTGGAACTACAATCGTTTCAGCAGCTACAGCTCTAAATAGTGGAAGAATTAGAGTCTTTGTTAAGTTCCCATCAGACGGAACTAGGGAGACTGGATGGCTTGATCTAGCAACTGAGTTTGTCCTTGATGACTATGATGATAATGATGGTGCACACACAGCCAACGGTGGATTAAGTTTTGATAGCAGTTTAAACGCTACAAACTATGTTACGCTTGGTACAGTTGGAATTGGAGATGATGAATATATTGGACTAAGAATCGAGGCAGACACTGGCTGGACAGGCTATATAAGCCAAATTACTGTTACATTTGGAGCAGGTACAGGTACAATAACTGCTGTTCCAGACCTAGATGATATTGACTGTAATGACGACGGCACAGATTGTAATCTTTCTTTTGGGTCTTCAAAATCAATATCAGGATATACAGATGTAGGGACAGCTGCTGGATTTTCTGCTGTAGACGTTAATGGGAAATATCAGACTGCTGCCTCTTCTAACAACCTTAGGCGCTCTGTATTTGCCCTTGATACGATCATTGAGGGAGATTTAAACGAAGATGTTTCTGCAAATTCTCCAGACTATGTTGCAAATTCATTTTCTGATGCAAATAGCGGCTCATTAGTCTTAGAGGTAAATGGTTCTGATGTTCATACAGTTAGCTTAGCAGGCGCATATAATAACGTCGGTGCCGGAGAGCCCGGATCGGGAACAGGCACATCCTTTACTAGCAATAGTGGATTTTTTGATCTAAGTGTCTGGAGACCTGCAGAGTGGGATAATGAAGTTCCCTATTATCCTGAGACGCATAGGACAGGAAAGTATAGAGTGCATACAGGGCATCAGAGAAATGGATGGAATTATGCAAGAGTAAAGCACGTTGGAAGCTGGGGGACACGAACTACAAATTATGTTGAATGGGTAAATGACAATGATTCAAATGCACTAAGTGCTGCCGGATTAATTCTTCAGCCCTTTGGAGACGACAATCTATTCCACTTAAGTGGTGTAAAATACTTCGTACAGCCGAGCGGAAGCATCGAAGCCAGGGTGTCAAATCTCTATAAAAATGTTTACTCAGACAGTAATTCAGCAATATCATTTACAAATCTGACAAATGCAACAGGAGTAAAGATAGTTCAAGCCGGCACTGGACTTTCTTCGACAAAGTCAACTAGCTCCTCTACAGACAGCCTTCAAACATTAAGTACATCTACAAATTCTCAAAATGCCGATGTTCACATCACAGGATCTATACAATTTTCTCGATCATCATCGCTTAGCGGATCTTTTTCAACTTCCTATAGCGCGTCTGGATCTTTAGTTTTTGATCACCCACTCAAGACAAATTTAACAACATCTATTGTAACATCATCAATTCTTCATGTCTATTCTGCAAGCGATAATTCAAATGCAAATACTATTGAGTATTTTAATGGAGAGGCATTTAGAATTCAGAGCGGAAGCTTTTCTGCCCAGGCAAATGTCACTGCTGTTGCCTATAACTGGTCATCTACAGGGTCAATCAATGATAATAGTAATTTTTCTGGATATTACACAGGCCTTATGTTGTACGATGGAAAGCTAATAAGCCCACTAAAGGGCGGTAATAGCGGAGACTTTAGAAGATATAGTGAGGGAGGTGTTCTTGATGGTCCACCAAGTAATGTAAACTATAGCACGCTTGGTGTTGCAACTAGAGAATATTACAGAGGATTTTTAAACAACACAACAAACGATAGACCTAGTGTGACAATTACAGTATATGGAGATGCTACAATTGTAGGACTGACAGGGGCAAATGCTGCTTCGCTAGGTGCTAATAAAAATATCTTTATTGAAGTTAATGTTCCAGGAAAGACAGGATTTTTAGATCTAGGTAAGCCTTCTGCCGGAGCAGGAAATATTAGTGCTGGAGATGGTTGCCTAAGCGGAGACCTTGATGCAACTGTCGATGGCGGCGGTGCAGTAAATTCGTGCACATTTAATGGATCTACAGTAGATGGAACTGTATCAGGCCAAGAATATCTTGTAATAAAGATATCTGCTCATAAAAGCTGGACCGGATATGTGTCACAAGTAAGCGTGGCCTGGAGCTAGTATGGCAGGAAAAAGTAATACTTCAGCAACTTTCTTCGCACAGAAGAAGCTACTTGGGAAAGCTCACACATCAAATCTAAAAGTTGACGGTGAGGAAGTTATTGGATCAAATATCCAGGCTTCATCAAAGCTTATATTTGGAGAAGAGATACCTACGGGTCCAAGTCAGACGCTCTATCTGCTTCAAAGTGCTTCAAACGGTGCTCCGGCAACTGTTGAATATATTCAATTTGCCCTCACAGTACTAACTGGAACTACATACGATGCTGACTCTTCTGGTGGCGGTGCTGGATCAGACTCAGGTGAATCTTCTCAATCATCTGGCCCTCACTGCTATAAGTTTGTAATGCCTTCCGACTATACGTCAAACTCTAGTAACTCCAGAGAGGGAAATGGAACGTTTAATAATAATAAGATCATCCATGAAACACTTGGCTCGCTTCAGCTAATTCCTCCGTTCTTTTCACAGGACTCACCAAATCCGTATATAGTGAAAATTTTTGAAGATGATAGCGGATCCGTCGGTGATGAGATCCCGCTTTTGGATAATATTGACTGGAATGTAGACTATTACAATGGAATATTATTCTTACAGGACTACGACTCAGGTAAGATACCAGCATATGCAAAAGCTTTTGCCTATGTCGGAAAAATGCTCGACGAAGTTGTTTCTAGTGGAAGCAGTGGCGGCGGAGATGGAGATCCAAATGCGACGTATCTTGTCAAGACAGCAACCGGGTCTCTAAGTGCAGAAAGAGCCTTAGTTGCAGGAACCGGATTAAGCTCCACAGACTCAGGTGCAAATGGAAATCTAACACTGTCTGTAAATAATTCTATTGTTGCAACTCTTACAGGCTCAATATTTTCTGGTCCCGTAAAATCATCTCAGATAACCGGCTCTATTACAAAGCTATCTGATGGGACAAGCTATATTAGGTCTGCAGGTGCTGCCTCTGTTTCTTCTGGTTCTGGTGGAGCAATTACAATATCGTCGCCAAGCTACGTTTTTAGTGAGTATCTTGGCATGAGCAATGGATCAAATACAAAGTTTACATTCAATTATCAACCTGACAATGTGAAAAATGTCTCTGTTTTCGTTAACGGTATTTTCCAAGCTCCTGCAACGTCGATTACTAGTGCAGGATATCAAGATTACTCTGTAACAGGGTCAAATATGTACTTTACGACAGGCTCTCTTCCTGAGTCCGGGAGTGTTATTTTTGCAAACTATTCAACAAATGCTCCGACTACATAGCTATGTGAATCACGTTTACCTTTATCGAAAATCTTTCTTTCATTTTTGAAGTTGTTGAGGTGAATGATACTTATTTGTGAGATATCACTCAACCTTGGAATTTAACTAGATGAAAGAATATTCAACCCCAGACCTATCTATTGCTGCCTTTTTATTAATGAAGGGTGTCAAACTGATTAAGGCTGAAAAGCTTAGTTCTGGAAAATTTAATTTTACATTTGACGACCCTGATCAGAAGTGTCAAAATCTTACGCTAGAATTTCTTAACTCAGGGTTTGCTGAATACGACAGTAATGTCAGGAATCTAAAGAGGATGATATATAGAAATTGAAGCCTTATGATGGGCTTAGAGTTAAGTTAGTTTTCGTTAGTGTTTTAGAAAAGTTTCGTTAAAGACATGTTAGGTTATGTGTCAATTTTGCACGTTGCAAATTGGCAAAGCCAATAATCTATAAAACAAAGGAAAACTATAATGGCTATTAAAACAAAGGTAAGGTTGTCCCAGGTCTCAGGATCTATGCCAACTGACTCCGAATCAGCAGCAGCTTCTACAAGTCTTGCACTAAATGATTTAGGTGATATTCTAAATCACATGGCTTCTTCTATTAAGAGAATCCACGGTGGTGCAACATGGACAGCAGCTGCTTCTGGCTCATTTACAACAAGCATCTACCCAGCCTCTGCTGATGGAGCCTCTCTAGGTTTCACAGACAAGGAGTGGTCAGATCTTTATCTCGCTGATGGCGGTGTTATTAACCTCGGTGAGGGACAGGACGTCAAGCTAACTCACGTTGCTGATACAGGTGTTCTCCTGAACTCATCACGTCAGCTTCAGTTTGGAGATTCAGGAACATACATTCACCAGGCAGCCGATGGTCAGCTTGATATTGTCTCTGATGGCAATATTGATCTTGCAGTTGGTTCAGCTGGTGTTATTGTCCGAGGAACAACACCCAAGATTACAATTGGTGATGCCGGTGCTGAAGATACCTTCTTGGTATTCGACGGAAATGCTCAAGACTATCGTATCGGTCTCGATGATGGAACTGATAAGCTTGAGATTGGTGTAGGAGCTTCTCATGGTACAACAACAGCTATAACAGTTGATGCTTCTCAGCAAGTTGTCGTTGTTGCAGCTACAGAGGCAACTAGTACATCAGATGGTGCACTTGTTTCAACAGGCGGTCTCTCAGTTGCTAAGAGTGCAGTTATCGGTGATGATCTCGATCTACTATCTGATGGTGCAATTATGAACATTGGTAACTCATCTAAGTTCACTTTGACAGCTGCAGATGCAAACAACGCAGTAGTTGTTTCAGCAAACCACCGTCTCGCACTTGGTAACGCTGGTGAGTACATTGCTGGTGACGGAACTGATATGAAGATCATATCAAGTGGTGACGTTGATATAACAGCTACTCTGGTTGATGTAACTGG